CACTCCCCTCGCTAAGTTACTGCGATGTTTTTGCGTTACATCACTATTCCTTGTGGGTTAGTGGTGGTTGGCCTTGCGACTCCATGGCGTTATGTCATGTCGAAGACGCTAAACGAATTAGGAGAGACGTGGAATATTGACTCCACGAATCTCCGCTCCCTGTTTGGGGATGTACCTGTTGTGGAATTTAAACCCCAGCCTGGTCATCCCCATGGCGCTGCGGCAGCTGACCGCAGCGCGGGGTCGTACTTCATTGAGAGGTTCGCCAGGGAAATTGGTAGAGAAGTCATCTATTACCAGTGTAGCAATTCTGATCTGCGTAATGGCAGGTCGGGCGCACGTGAATGGTTTTGGATGAAGGACGCTCAGGTTGTGCCGTCACCTTTAAAGGTAACGAGGAACCATATCATATCAATAGTTGATGTTGACCAATATATGGATATGAATTGGTTTCTAACTGAGCATTTCTGCCCCGTGTTGCTCTACACGTTCCAACCTAGTGTTTGTGCTGCTGATCGGGGTGAATATTCATTCACCTTCAACGAGCGCAATGAGGTGGTTTATCGTGTGGCCGGCGGAGCTGAATATGTCCATCAGGTGTGGAATTATGATACTGATATCATCACCACTACATGCCTGTTTGCCGGCAAGAGTTGGACCAACTGGCGCAACTGGATACCATTTGTAACCACAGCTTATCTTGTTGATAAGAAACAAATGGACGCTGACCACCAGGTGGTTGGTTTGTTTCCAGTTAAACGCTGGTTTGGCCCTCTTGCTCTTCTTGCCCGATATCTCAAAGGCAAACCTCTCACGAGATTTCGAATCGTGAGAGGTTTATTCCTCCGCCTCTTAAATCACTCGGGTAATGGCATGACTGTTTCAACTGGAATGGTCAACTCACCGCTTTGCGGGACCATTTCCGCGAGAGAAGACGCTGCGCTAGCATCACTAGCGAGGACGACGAAAAGTGGCCTAACCCTCATGCATGTTAAGAAACTCATGCCTGAGGACCACTTGGGTGCTTCTTATGTTTATGAATTCCATTCTCAGAAACTACCTGAAGCCACCGTCGTATCGTATAGTGGCTCTAAAAGTGAAGGCGTCCGTGGTTATCAATTTAACCCAATGAACTACGACCCCACCGCGAAGCCATCTCTTGTCTCATACATGCGCCCGATTGTAGACGGCGGTTTTTGTCCAGATCTTACCTTGGACAATATGAAACGAGCGGTGGCTGGTCGCATAACCGAAGTCAGAAGTGTTACGACGGTTGACCGTTTCATATCCCG